TAGATTAAAAATGGCAACTACCGGAATTATGAACGGAACCCTCTTAGGGGTATACGTAGGAAGCACTCTAATAGCTCACGCTACCGAGGGCTCTATTTCTCTCTCTATGGACACGAGAGACGCAACTACTAAAGACTCAAGCGGCACGCGCTCGCTATTGGAGGCTACAAAATCGGGTACTATTTCAGTATCTGCTTTATACGCTGAAGATGCAGCTTACGGCGTAGATGATCTTATGACAGCTTGGAGCGGACGCACTCAGCTTACAGTTAAATTTTCTACCGAGGTAAGCGGAGATCATTACTGGTCAGCTTCTGCTTACGTAACTTCTTTAGAGCTTTCTAGCGGTATGGAGGATAATGTAACGTACTCGGCTACATTCGAGCTTACGGGCGCAATTACTTATACTACAGTATAATAGAATAACACAAACACTTAAAGCAAATGGTTAAACACGTAGAAATAGGAGGAGTAAGCAGGCCGGTTAAATTCGGTTTCGCTGCCCTTATGGAATTTACCGAAGAGAACGGCTATACTATGGCCGACTTAGATAAGCTAGGCGAGAATATGAAACTTAAGGATGCGCTCTTTTTAGTGTGGTGTGGATTGAAGCACGGCGCTAGAGTAGAAAAGCAACCTTATAAACATACTATCGAAGATATAGCGGACTGGCTAGACGAAAAGCCAGAAGCTATGGAGCAGGTACTAAACGTGTTTAGCTCTAGCTTTAATTCCTCGGAAGAGGAAAAAAAGTAAACGGGGCGCCGGGTGAAGGCCCGGCAGCCCCTTTAACTTTTGACTACTACCAGGAGCTAGCTTTAGGTCAGCTTAGCTGGACGCCGGCGACCTTCTACGAAGCGACGCCTAGAGAGTTAGAGAACGCCCTTAAGGGCTTCTTTAATTTATACGAAGTAGGCCAGCAGCAAAGCTGGGAGCGTGAGAGGTGGAGTACTACGGTACTAGTAAACCTACAGCTACCAAAAAACAAAAAGGTAAAAGCTACGGACTTAGTCCGCTTCCCTTGGGAAAACAAACACAAAGCCGCAAAGCTAACAAAACAAGAAGCTAAAGCAATACTAGGCAAATGGCAAAAAGGACAATAGCGAGTACTAACATTAGCATAGGTGCAAACCTTAGCGGCCTCCAGCGAGGCCTCAAGATCGCACAGCGTAGCCTCCGTAAGTTCGGGAGCCAAGCGAAGCGCATAGGTAGTAATATTACTAGTAGTGTTACTCTACCTTTCGCTGCTGCGGGCGCAGCTGGTGTTAAGATGGCTACAGACCTAGAAGGTAGCTTTAGCAAAATAGAGAACCTCGTAGGTATTACGGGCAAGGCTCTAGACGATTTTAAAGCCTCGGTAAAAGGAGTAAGCGCGGAAACTGGTAAGAGCCAGCAGGAGCTAAGCGAGGCACTCTTTACGGTAGCCTCCGCAGGTCTTCGCGGCGCTGAAGCTACCGAGGTATTAGAAAGAGCCGCTAAAGCCTCAGCTATTGGCTTAGGAGATACGCAACAAATAGCGCAAGCCCTTACCGGGGTTATGCAAGCTTACAGCTCTAGCGGAATGACGGCAGCGCAAGCGACCGACACTTTAACCGCTATCGTAAGAGAAGGTAACCTAGAGGCGGAAGCTTTAGCCCCTACCCTTGGTAGGGTAGTAGGTATAGCTTCCCAGCTTGGCGTAAGCTTTGAAGAGGTAGGCGCGAATATCGCAACCTTTACCCGTTTAGGTGTACCGGCCGAAGAGGCCGTAGTAGGTTTACGGGGTATTATGGCTAGCTTCTTAAAGCCTACAGCTGACGCTAAAAACGCTTTAGCTACTCTAGGAATGACTGCGGAAGACCTCCGTAACCAAGTAAGCGAGGAAGGATTACAAGCTACCCTAGCTAATTTAATGCAAAGCTTCGAGGGTAACGACGAGGCACTTACTAGCGTCTTCGGGAACGTCCGCGCGCTATCTGCTGTACTCGGTACAGCTGGAGCGCAGGGCGAGACCTACGCCGCTGTACTAGATAATATTAGTAATAGTACGGGTATAGTAGATGAGGGCTTCGAGAATGTAAGCCAAACGTCGGGCTTTAAATTTCAGCAAACCTTAAACAGTTTACGTAACGCAGGTATAGAGCTAGGAAACGCTTTACTTCCTTTGGTTACTAAAATAGCCACTTTTGTAACTACGGCTATAAACAGCTTTAGAGATCTTAGCACCGAAACTAAAACAGCTATACTAACCCTTACGGCAATAGTAGCGGCAAGCGGCCCTATTATGAGCGGTATAGGTTTTATAGCTACAGCGATAGGCGCACTACTTAGCCCGGTAGGGTTAATTATAGTAGGTATAGCTGGCGCTGGTTTTGCTATGTATAAATTTTGGGATCAAGTAAGGCCCATTTTAGTAGGAGTAATAAACTACTTTATAGACCTCTATAACGAGAGCACTATTTTTAGGGTAGCTATTCAATTGGTTATAGCAAGCTTTAAAAACCTATGGACAGTAGGAAAAGCTTTATTTGATGGATTCGGCCAAAACCTTAAAGGTATAGGCCAGCTATTTTTAGGGGCTTTTACTTTTGATCTAGAAAAGATTAAAGAGGGCTTAAATAATATTAAAGACGCCGCAGTAGATACTGTTACCGACATTATAAGCGGTATTAGTGATAACTACGGAGAGGCTTTAGAAAATTCATTTAGCCCTAAAGACAAGATAGAGCTAGTAACGGAGGACGGACTACAGCAGGGCATCGATAATATGGTAGAGCCTATTAAAAAAGCTTGGGGCGGCCTTACCGATATGTTCAGCTTTAAGGGTGGAGCGGGTACTAGCGGAGCTGGTGCTTCTACTACTCCAGCGGCAGTTATAGAGGATGCCGGCGAAGCAGCAGAAAAAGCAGAGCCTAAAATAAACAAGCTTAAAGAGGCCTTCAATAGCTTAAAGAATAATGTAGACGTAGTCGGCCTAATGGTTAACGAATTAGGTAACGCGTTTCAAACCGTCTTTACGCACCAAATAAACGCAGCTCTAGGAGATACCGAGCAGAGTTTTAAAGAAATGACCAGCAGCGTTATTGCCGACTTAAAGCAGTTAGTAATAAAGCTTATAGCGGCAGCCGTAGCAGCGGCCGCGCTAGTAGCTTTATTAGCTATGGCAGGGATAGGAGGCTTTAGTATAAAGACCGCTTCCGATTTTGCTACTGGCTTTAAAGGCGTCTTCGCTGGAATGAGCGGTATAAAGCTTGCGAAAGGGGGGTTAGCATTTGGTGAGACTTTAGCAGTAGTAGGGGATAACCCTAACGCTCGTATGGATCCGGAAGTTATAGCCCCACTATCTAAGCTGCAGAATATGCTAGGCGGAGTAGGTGGCGGTACTGTAACGGTAGTAGGTAAGCTAAGCGGCCAGGACATCCTCATAAGCACCGAGAAAGCACAAAGAACACGAAGCAGATATAGAGGATTTTAATAGATGGGTGTACTACTTTACAGCGTTTTTAAGAGTGATTACGGGAGCGATTTTACTATCGAGATTCACGATACGGATTTTAGCGGTACTCCTTCCGAATTTAAAACCGATAGCCGAGGTTTTACCTTAGACTATAGCGGAGAAACGGACGACATAGTAAGCCCTATTATTGGTTCGAGCTGTACTATAGGTATGTACGTAGAAAACGTAAACCAAGAGTTCGACCTAATAAGCAAGCTTAAAGACTACCAAGAAGACCGCTTTTATATTCGGATCTACTCAAGTGAGGACAGCCGCGTAATTGATATTACCGACACTACCGTAAGCAACTTTAATACAAGGGTACAAGCTGACGGGGGTACTGTAGAAAGAACGAGCTGCCTAACGGACGACATAACGGCGCTAGGTGGCGCTAAGTTTTACATACCTTCAGTAAGTAGCGATATTTACTGGGTAGGTAAGATTACGCAGGACTTAGTAACGCTAGAAGACGATTACTACCCGTATCTCTACGAGATCAAAGCTGTAGACGGTATAGGCTTACTTTCCAATTACGACTATAATACCGCAGGAAATAAAACGCTCTTCGAAGTATTTAAAGAGAGCGTAGACCTTATCGGCGTAGACCATTTATACGCAGGTACTAACTTTTACTTAAGCACCTGCTTTAATTATTGGGACATTAACCAAACCTACGACGTAGACGTAGACAGCTCTACGCTGGTACGCTTTAATACTTTAGTGTACCGTGAGACTAACGACGACGGAAGCTTTACACAGCCGAATGCCTTAGACGTCCTTAAAGAGCTTTGTACGATCTTTGGCGCTCGTATCTACCAACGTAGGGGCGCTTATGTATTAGAGCAGTATAAAGAGCGTGAGGACGTAGAATACCGTTACTTTAATTACGATACCCAAGGCGACGAGCTTACGGTAGAAGATCGTATAGACGATGCTACTATAGCACAAACAAGCTACCAAGGGGCAAGGCTTAACGGAGGTGCTTATAACTTCTTACCGGCTTTAAAGAAGGTAGAAATAACCTACAACCAAACGAGGCTAAGTAACCTACTAGCGAACCGCTTAACCTTTACGCAGGTTTCTAACCCGGTTAGTTTAGGGACTCTAGTAAACGACGATAACGGCCAAATACTTATAAGCGGGGACTTATACTATAGCTTCCTATATGACGGCAGCGGCCCCCAAGCTATAGTAGAGTTTTATATGCCTATTTTTAGGATAGAGGTTAAGCAGGAGGATATACAAAACCCAGGTACTTATTACTACTTACAGCGCAACTTTACGCCAGGAGGAGGTAGTAGTATGTTTGGCGCTACGAGCTGGACTACTACGCCAAGCTACTACTATATAGAGGGGGGTATAGCTAAGAACAGCGTACAAGGTCTAAACTTAGCTAGTAATTTCAATGTAATTACACCGCCATTACAAGTAGACGGGAATACTACGCTAGACATAGAGTTTTATAATATCTACGACCTAGCCGGTACGGTGCAGACGGTGCCTATAAATTACACCAGCCAAATAGCTATGCAGGAGATTACCGCTAAGTATTTGACTAATGGAACCCCCGGCACTACGGTACAAGTATTTACCTCTACAAATGGAAACGCCAAAGTAGCTAGTAACCTAAGCTTAGATCTAGGAGAGGTTAAGATAGGCGACAGCCAAGGCCTCGACGGAAGCTTTTATATTTACAACGGTACGACCTGGGTACCTTCTACGAGCTGGAGACGGGGCAACACCGGCAGCTATATAAATCTTTACAAGCTCCTAACTAAGGAGGTGCTAAGCTTCTACCGTAACCCGGTAGAAAGGTACAGCGGCACGATCCTAGCGCCTTATACCTATGGTACTAGGTTAGTATGGGGTAGTAAATACTATATACCTACCAGCGCTAGCTATAACGCTGGTTTTGATGAGTGGAGCGGGGAATGGTTCGCTATAGATGCAGACGAAACCGATATAACAGTAAGCGAGCCGGTAGATCTTGATCCGGTAGACGCCACCTTTACAGCTCAACTTAGCGGCCAGTCCGGTACGGATGAGACTATTATAGCCTCCGAGCTTATTACAAACAACTTTACCGCAGATAATAACGCTACGGTAGGCGGTACGCTAGGGGTTACGGGGAACAGCACGCTAGCTACTACAAGCGTAGGAGAGTTTATTACTACCGATAGAGTGAACGTAACGCTAAACGAAATTATCGGTAATCCTGGAGGTAGTGAAACCTTAAGCCTGCGTAACCATTTTAATTTTATTAGCTATAGCGGGGGTAACGG